GGTAGTGGTGACTATACCATTGATGAAGAAATTACACAAACTGTTAGTGGTGGTACTGCTAAGGGTAGAGTTGTTTCATGGGATTCAACCAATGGTATTTTAAAATATTTCCAATCCCCTGACCTCCATACACATAATGGTAAAGTTCTAGCATTTGATCATGCTACAAATAATGTGACAGGTGCTACATCATCAACCGCACGTCCTATTGATGGAAACCAAGATACAGCACTTGCTGACATCTCTTTCACAGACGGAAAATCAAATCCTGAAATCGCACCTAACTCTGGAGATATTGTATACATAGAGAACAGAAGACAAATTACTAGAGCTGCTGACCAAATAGAGGACATTAAGCTCGTAATTGAATTTTAATAAATCCAAAAAGAGATAAAGTGAGATGCCTCAGAAGACGAACCTAAACGTAGCTCCATACTACGATGATTTTGACCAGGATAAAAACTTTTACAAGGTTCTTTTTCGTCCTGGCTACTCAATCCAAGCGAGAGAGTTAACCCAGTTACAGTCAAGTCTCCAAAATCAAATTGAAAGTTTTGGTAAATATGCTTTTAAACAGGGTGAACTTGTCATACCTGGCGAAGTTGCTCTTAACACTAAATTAAATTTTGTCAAATTATCATCTGTATCGGAAATTCCAACCAATATAGATGGTAATATTGTATTTAAAAAGTATGATATTAGTTTACTGAAAGGACAACAATTAAGAGGATTATCATCTGGCGTTACTGCTAGTGTAGTTGAAGCAATTGTTGCAACAGAAACTACTTCTGATGTTGTATATGTTAATTATATTAATAGTGGTAATGCAGGCGATGAGGAAACATTCCGTCAAGGTGAGACTTTAGAAGTTATAGACGGAGTAAATACACCACTATTAGTGGTTGGAACCGATGGAAGCGTACTTCCTACTAGTATTTCTATTACTGATCCTGACACAGGTGCATCGTCATCGCTCATAAGTAATGCGATGGGATTTGCTTCTGCTGTAAAAGTAGAAGAGGGAATTTATTTTGTAAATGGATATTTTGTAAGAAACTCTTCTCAATTGTTAGTAATTGACAAGTATTATGATAAACCATCTACAAAGGTTGGATTTAAAATTACAGAAAGTATAATCTCAGCTGAGACTGATGAGACTTTATATGATAACGCTATTGGGTCAAGCAATTTTAGTGCACCAGGTGCAGATAGATTAAAAATAGATTTAACATTAACACAGTTTGAATTTAATGCACCTACAGATAAAAACTTTATACAACTGTTAACCATTAAATCTGGTGCTGTACAAAGTCAAATAATACCAACTGATTATAATCTTTTAGAAAATACTCTTGCAAGAAGAACATTTGATGAGTCTGGAGATTATGTTGTAGATGATTTTTCTATTGATATTAGAGAATATTTACAGACAGATGGCAACTTAGGTGTATATTCTCCTGATTCAGTTACTGGATTAGTTAATGGATTTACAACTACAGTAGCAGCAGAAAAATTACTAGCAAGCATAGGTCCTGGTAAGGCATATGTTAAAGGTTTTGAAATTGTTAATAAAGAAACAAAATACTTAACTGTTAATAAAGCAAGAGAAACTCTTAATAGATCTGACATTCGTTTAAAATCTAGTGGATTGCCCACTTACAAAGTTAACAATACTTTTGGTACAGTTCCATTAAACGCAGAAGGATCTGATTTAACTTCTTATCCTAATATATTCTTATGTGCTAATTTTAACGATGGTTCTATTGGATTAAACAATACTGAAACTGTAACTGATTTAAAACAAACTACAGATCGTCGTGGTAACTTTTTTGACATTGATACAGGTCTTAAAACAATTTATCTAAAGATTGATAGTGGTGTAAACATTGATAATATTGGCGGTTCTGCTACAACTGATAATGACTCAAAGTTAGCAGCAATATCAAATCTTTGGTTTGTTATTAGTAGAACTAATACTGGTTCTCCATCAGTGGTTGGCAACGTATCTGGAGTTGCACTTTCTATTGTAAGTAGAATAGAAGTTGATTCTAATACATCTAACACATTTTTTGAAGTTACTGTTAGTGGTAAAAAAAGTCATCTAGATGAATTTTTACTTGAGTTTGACAGTGGAGATTCAGATAAAAATAGAAAATTATTCTTGACAGAAAATGATGCAAAAAATGGATCTGCTACAGAATTTGCTACTATCGTTGATTATAATGAAACTATTACACCTGTCATAGGATTAACAAAACCAAGTAATGTTACTCTTATAGAAAAAGGTTCTGGATTTAATCCAGATATAGATGTTGTAGTTTCTAAAGGAAGACAATCTAATGGTAGTGCTGTATACAATACCACATTTGGGTTATCTTATTTTGATCCTCAATTCTTTACTAAGTTAACTCTAGATGAACCAATTTCTGTTACAGGTAGTTTTGGTAATGGACAATATGTTTTTGGTCTTCAAAGTGGTGCTTATGGTGTTATAGAAGGTGCAACGGATAAATCATTTACTTCAAATAAAACATTAATGGTTAAAACACTGTTTGGAACTTTCCAATCTGGTGAACCAATTAGAGATGAAGGCAACAATACTTTAAGGATTCGTAAAGACAATACAATATCTCATTTTGTTGTTACTTCTAGAGGATCAAATTATAATGTAGGAACAAAATTAAGAATTGATGGTGTTGATTTTGATATATCAAAAATTAATTTAACACTCTCTGGAAATTCAGTTATAAGTGCGGAGATTGTAAATAGAGATCTTGTTAATGTAGAATATTCAAGACCTCCTATTGTTACTGTAGTTAATCCTAGTGGTGGTGCGGGTACTGGTGCAGTTGTTACTCCAGTTCTTGCAAGAGATTCAGTGGTTACATATACACCACAAAATGTCAAATCATTCTTCTGCGAGTTTGGTTCTGGCAATGCTAATAAGTATACTGCTGATATTGAAATCAATAGAGAAAAATATGCTGAGGTTACATCAGTAACAGACTTTACATTTAGTGGTAAACTTGGTGAAAAATTTATAGAATGTAATGGATTCGGTGGAGATACTTCTAGATTTTTACAGCAAGGAGATTTAATACAATTTACTGATGTAACTGATACAACTATTCGTGCAATTGTTCAACAAGCTACACAACCATCTGGAGTATTAAAATCTAGAATTTATCTAGATAGATCTTTATCTGCTAATGTAACAAATGGTAGTGTTGTTAGAGTAAGACCTGCAATCAGTAATTTTAATTCTGGTGCTCTTATTTACAAAACAGGAACTAATCAAGTTAGTTCACTTGTATCAAGTGCTGATGATTCTAAGATAGAATACTTCCTAAGAAGAGATTTTGTAAGCACTGGTAGTGGATTAACTAATGGTGGATTTGCTTTTGCTGCACAATTAGATTTTGGTACACAAAGATTTGTCTCATTCAGTGAAAGTAATTTCTTAATTACTGTTCTTAATCCTGGCGTTACATCTGGGACCTCTCTCATATCTGAGGGTGATGTATTGTTTATCACTTCAGATCAAGTAACTATCACATCATCTATTGATGCTTCAAGCGGACTTACTTCTGGTAGTGTTACATTAAATCTTCCAGATAATTATTTTGGTTCTGCATCTTCAACATACAGTGCATTTCCTAAACTTAAGTTAACTGCTACTTTAGAAGTTACTAAGGCAAAACCAAGACTTAAGACTTCTATTGAAAATAAGAGAATTGTTATAGATTCTGTCGGTGATAGAGTTCTTCCTCTAAGAGGAACTGACTATGATACAACTAGTACAACTGTATCAACATATGCTGATGTATACAATTTAAGATATGTTTACATGGGATCATCATCTGATGCTCCAACTGTAGATAAGAATGGAACTCTTGTTAGTGGTACAGATATTACAAATAGATTTACATTTGATAATGGACAAAGAGACACTCTATATGATGTTTCTAGAATTGTTTTAAAACCAGGTGCTGACGTTCCAACAGGAAAAATTGTAGTTGCTTTTGATTATTTTGAACATACAGCTGGAGATTTCTGTGTAGTAGATTCTTACTTGCACGAAGCTGGTGTTACAGCTGATAAGATTCCAACATATAATTCACCCGCATTAGGTAATGTTAATTTGAGTGATGTTCTTGATTTTAGACCTAAAGTAGATAGTGCTGCAATTATTTCTGGTTTCCAAAATAGTGCTACCACTAATGCGACTTTACTAGGTGCTGCAAATACAAGATCATTTACAGGTAGTGGTGGTATTGTTTCTAGTACACCTGCACCTGATAATGGGTTAGAATATACATTCTCATTTACACAGAAACAGTATCTAGATCGTATTGATGGAGTCTTTTTAAACAACAAGGGTGATTTTATTATTAAAGAGGGTAACTCCTCTCTCAATCCATCTAAACCTGATCCAGTTGGTGATGCTATTGCACTAGCATATCTTTATATTCCTGCATTTACACAATCAAATAAAGATGTAAGAATTTCTCCTGTTGATAATAAGCGTTATACAATGCGTGATATCGGCAAATTAGAAAAAAGAATTGAAAGATTAGAATACTATACAACATTGAGTATACTTGAGCAACAAGCACTCAATATGGAAATTATTGATAGTAGTGGAAATAATCGTTTTAAGAGTGGTTTTATAGTAGACAATTTTGAGACACATAGAATTGGTTCATTAAGATCCGTTGATTACAAGTGTGCTATTGACACACAACAATCTGTAATGAGAGCACAATCTAAAGAAGAATCACTTAATTTAAAAGAAGTTTATACCAGAGATGATCAAAGAACAACTGCTGGTTACAAAAGGATTGGAGATCGTGTAACTTTACCATATACAGAACTAAAATTACTTGGTAATGATTTTGCTACTAAAACAATAAATCCAAATCCATTTGTTGTATTACAATATGTTGGAGATTCATTTATAGGACCTAGTGTTGATTCTTGGTATGATAATAGCACAGCACCATTAGTAAATGATAATAACACTAATTTATATTCTATATTCTTAGCAAAAGATAGTATAAGAGATTCTCTATCAAGTCTTTATAATTCATATAAAGTTAATTGGATAGGAGCAAATAGAGCATTCTTTAATATTGGATCTTTTGCTGAAACTAATAATAATCTTTCTAGTTCAACTGTTGCTAATGCTTCTGTTGGTAGTTCTTCTAACATTAGTCCTCAGAATAATGAAATTGGTAAAGGCATCAATACAAAGGGTGTTGGATCTAATGTTGTCGCTACATCTTTATCATTCTTCGCAAGAAGTATTCCTGTAAAATATGTAATCAATCGTTTAAAACCAAATACAACAGTATTTGCTTTTATGGAAGGTCAAAATATTGCTCGTTGGGTAAATCCTGACGCAAGATTTACAGGTATTGCTGGTAATTCTTTGTCTGCGTTTAATGGTTCTATTACAACAGATGAAAATGGAAATGCTAGTGGTATTATTTTAATACCTTCTGGAAAAGCACCTAGAGAAAATACTATATGGACTGGAAATGTAGATACTGTTCTTTATGACGATGCTTCAAGTGAAGTTAGATTTACTACAGGTATCAAAACAATAAGATTTACATCAAGTTCAACTGATGCTGATAAAAATGCAGTAGAAACATATGCTGAAGTAAAATTCTATGCTACTGGAGCAATTCCTGATAATCCATCTTCAATCATATCTACATCTCCTGCATTCTTTAAAGCAAATGAAGGAACACAATTGACAGCAAGTAACACTGCTAATCCAATTAGACCTAATCCTCTTGCTCAAACATTTAAGGTTGAGAATTTTGATGGTGGTGTATTTACAACAGGTGTTGATTTATACTTCTCTGCTAAGAGTGATAAAATTCCTATTAGAGTATATCTAACAGATGTACAAAATGGAAAACCTGGTAAAAACATTGTGCCTGGCACACAAAAAGTTATTTCTCCAGATACTTTCTTGAGAGTAATTGCTAGTTCTACTTTAGAAGTTACTAAAGGAGAAAAAGTAACTGGTAGTATATCTAATGCATCAGGTCCTATTTCTAGAGTGTTTGATAAAAATAAAATTGAAGTTACTCCATCTTCTGCTGGCGTATTTACATTAACAAATGATCAAGTATATACATTAGTTCTTGATAATCATACTGGTGTATCTTTCCAACAAGATGAAATATTAAATGTACCTTCTTTAATACTTGCTAACAATACTAGTAACACAACTAACACTTTTAAAATAGTAAAAGATTCTGGTAGAGTAACTGGATTATCGGTAACTAATACTGGATCATCTTATGAATCTGCTATTGTAACTATTGAGAGTCCTCAGTTACCTGGCGGTGGTACTGCAACTGCAACTGTTAGAGTTGGCGATGGTAAAGTTTATAATTCTGAAGTAGTTCTTTCTGGTTCTGAATATACCGAACCACCTGCTGTTATTATTGCAGGTACAGGTACAGGAAATGCTGGTGCTGTAATATCATCTTCTATTACCATTGATAGTCCAGCTGTTAGAATGGGTATTGCTATTGATGATGCATCAACCAACACTGTTAATTCTACAACTGCAACTAATTTTGCTTTTGATTATCCTGTTTACTTAGAAAATGATACTGAGTATGCTCTAGTATTAGAAACAGATTCTGTTGATTATCTTGTATGGGCATCTAAATTAGGTGAGGTAGAAATTGCTACAAGTACAACTGTTACAACACAACCTTTGCTTGGATCTCTTTATAAGTCTCAGAACACTAATGATTGGACTGAAGATTTATTTGAAGATCTCAAATTTAATATTAATCGTGCTAAATTTGATATTTCTAGAACTGCGTCATTACTTCTTACAAATGAAGAACTTGGATATGAAAAACTTGATGTTGATCCGATAGAAACTAACGCAGAAGCAAATACTGGTGCTACGTCATCGTTATTTAAAAATAATAATTTTAAGGTTAAAGTTAATCATTTTGACAATGGATTTGAAGATTCTGGAAAATCATATGTATTCTTTAAATCAGCAACTAATGTTGGTGGAGTAACTGCAACTAAATTAAATTCTGAATTATATCAAGTAAGTAATAGTGGTATTGATAGTTATGTAATCACAACATCTAACAGAGCATCTTCTAATGCATTTGGTGGTGGTACAAATGTACTAGCATCTTATAATAGAAAGTTTGAAAAAGTTCATGCTATTATTCCTAATCTTTCATTCTCACAAACTAAGATTGATTCTACAGTTAAAACTACTAATATTAAACCTGTAGATGATAATGTAGGAACATTTGAATCATATACACAATCAGATTATGAGAAGACATTTTTAAACGAAGATTTCTTCTTTATTAATCAAAAAGTTATTGCGTCAACTATTAATGAATCTATTAATAATATTAGTAGATCTATTACATATAAACTTGATCTTTCAAGTACAGTTGACTCTCTTTCTCCACTAGTAGATCTTTCTAGAGCATCTCTTAAAACTATTTCTAATAGAGTAGAATATGTTGCTGGTAAAGAAGATAGATTTGGACGTAGAGATCAGATTCTAGAATTTTATCCTGTGTACCAATTCTCAGTTACAAATACACATAGTGGAGTTAACTTTACAGCTCCTGGCACTAATGTACAAGGATTAGATACAGTTACAGGTGTTACAAGTAATGCTTCTGGAAAACTTGTTAAAGTTGATGGTGCTAATTTAACTGTGGTTGTTAAAACAACCAATACATTTTTAGCTGGTGAAACATTGAAATTTACCACACAAACAGCGTTAAATGATAATGGTACAAATAAAGTTACTGTTAACAATGCTTCTATTACACAGATTGTTCCTCAGTTCCCTAATACAACAGCAGTAAGTAAAATAATTGCTAGAAGTCCAGATGGATTTGCGAATACTTATAATAATATAATTGATGGTTCTATTGTTTTATGGGATAGTAAAGCAGGTCAATTAACTATCACAAATGATAAACAACCAGTAAATGATGATTACACAAGTAAAGCAACTGGGATTGCTAATGATCCATTTGCTAGAAATTCTATTGTAGATTCACAAGCAACTGACATCTTCCGTGTAGATGATTACATCTCATATACAGGTCAAACAACTGGCGAAGAAGGATTTATTCAAGTATCAAAAGTTACATATACTGATGGTGTAGATTTTATATCAGATATTGAATCAAAAAATAGTTCTAATGTTGCTAAGTATGTAACAAAAGAAGTCGCTATTGAAAATCCAGCAACAGGAATTAACGTAAAAATTACTGCTAATACCAGTGACATAAACAACATCGGACTCCTATATAGAATAAAGAAATCTTCATCACAAGAAAACTTTGAAGACATTGAGTGGGTATACTTTAATGATATAGGAATACCAGATAATGATGCGATTGCAACTTCAGAAAACGCTATTAGTGGCATTACTGAAAAACAATCATCTTATCAGGAGTTAAGTTATAGCGTTGAAGATCTTCCTGAGTTTTCATCATTTGCTGTAAAACTTATAATGAAATCACGTAATCCCGCTTATGTTCCTAAGATTCAAGATCTAAGAGCTGTCGCATCATACTAATTAGAGGATCAATACAATGCCACAAAGAAATGTAGCAACAAATTTTACCTTTGAGCAACAAAGGCAAGAAATTAATTTACTCGCTGCTGATTTTACAACTTTTGAATCAACAGTAAATACTGCTGCTCCTACTTATTTAAAACATGATGGTAGTAATGATTTTACTGGTCAAACTCTAGCAGTACCTAATGCCTTCACAATCAATTCTAACAGTGGTAGTGGTACTGTTACGATAAGTGGAAATTTAAATGTCACAGGAACTACTACAACGGTCAATACGACTAATCTTGAAATCACTGACAAAAATATTTTAATTTCTAAAGGAAGCACTAGTGATGCTCAGGCTGATGGTGCAGGTATTACGATTGACTCTGCTACAGATATAACATTTAATTTTGTTGATGCTAATGATGCTCTTGTGAGTAGTATTGGTCTTGAAGGGACTACTTTCTTAAAAGCACCTCGTGGTCAGTTTACAGGAAATACTTCTCCTACCACTGGATCTGGTGTTGAGATAAATGCACCTGATGCGAATACTGGACAGATCATTTCTTATGATAGAGGAACTACTGCATATAAAGAATTAAGAGTTAAAGGTTCTTCTGTTGGAATTTATGGAGGAACTACTAATGCTTTAGTTGGTAGTTTTAGTAGCACTGGTCTTTCTGTAACAGGAACTATATCTTCATCTGATGATGTAATAATTACTGGTGCAAACAAAACATTTAAGTCAGAAAGTTCAAGTTCAGGTGATTATGTTAGATTGTATGCTGGCAGTGGTACAGGTCAGTGGGATATTTATGGTAATGGTGATAATTTAAGATTTAGTGATAATGCGTCTGCTGGTAGCGTAATATTTGACAGAAACGTAGATGCAAACAGTGGTCTTGATGTTATTGGTACTTTAAATATTGACGGGAATAGTAGCAACACTACACAATTTTCTGGATACAACGCTTTAAGAATACACAATGCTAATGGTTCTGCTCTTGGTATTACTGCTGACATGTATTTCACCGTAGGTACAGGAACTACCAATAGAGGTGCATCAATTGGAGTAGAATATTCAAATCCAGGTCCTGGTAATGCTTTATATTTTGCCACCAATCCTAACGCTATTACTAGTAATGATACTCTTGAAGAGAGGATGCGAATCACACCTGATGGTAAAGTTGGAATAAATTATACATCTCCAGATCAAGCAGTCCTAGAAGTTCAAGGTGCTCAAGAATTTGCATCTTCAGCAAATGATTTAGCAACTTCAGTTACAAAAGCAGCACTTAGAGTTAAGGGTGCTACTAACAGTTCTGATTCTCTTTGGATAGGAGTTGAAACTGTTAATGCTTTTCCTTATTTACAAGGAGCAAACGGTGTTGGAAATAATGCTAAAAATTTATTGTTAAATCCGTTTGGTGGTAAAGTCGGTATCAATGAAACTAATCCACAAGGATTTTTGGATGTAAGATCAACTACTGATTTAGGATCCATCTTTAGAAGAGACTATGGTGGAGTTGTTTCAAATGATTCCAGTAAACTTGCTATGACCATTTGGGGTCAAGATCATGATCAATCGGTTAATGGAACTGGAACAGATCAATCTGGACCTATGATTGGTTTCGGTGGAAGAATTGATGATGCTAATCCAAATATAGCTGATATTCGTGCAGGTATTTCATATTCATATAATGGTAATCTAACTTTTCATGCAAAATCTGGTTCAAATTCTGGAAAAGGTATTACAGACGGTTCACATGAAAGACTTCGTATTGATGGTACGACAGGTAATTTGCTTATTGGATCTAATAATAGTAAGTCTTATCACAATGCTGCTGTAAGTGTTTCTGCAAACACCTCTAACCTATTAGAATTGAGAACTGATGACGGTACTGATACTAATTATGTGAAGAGATGGGCACATTCATTTGTTCGTGCAACAAGTGAAAGCACTCATGATATACTTACTCTTACTAATACTGGTGGTAATTCACATGTTGTGATTGAACTTAAAATGTATTGCGTTGCTGCTGCAAATGCTCAAGCAGGAATTATTACAGCATATGCAGATGCAAGAAGAACTGGATCGGATTCTGGATACACTCTTGGTCAACAAACACCAAGCATAAACTTCATCGTAGGAACTAGTATTGCTGTCGGATCTCTTGCTTGGACTAGTAATGGTGCTGGTGGTGGTACTCTTAAGTATACTACTGATGCAAACAATAACTATGTGAAGTACAATGTTGAAATCACTGTATGGGCACATGATAGAATGAACATCACATTCCCTTAATAAAAAATGAATGAACCATATAAAAGTAAAAGACAATGATCATCTCTATAGGGATGTTAATTCAGGTGCAATCATAAATACCGATAGGTCTTCGTTTGAGAAATATAAGAGGTCTAAGTTAAAGTTTCAAAATATGGAACATGAATTAGATTATCTAAAAGGTGAGTTAAGTGAGATCAAGTCTCTATTAAAGCAATTGGTTAATCCTGATGGTATTAAGGAACGTCCCAAAAA